CGCTAATTTTGTTCTTTGCCATGATTACTGACCTTTAATTTGACCGGATTGATATAGCAAGTTGTATGTTCTTGGATCAAATGCTAATGGAATCGCATTAGATGCTGTATCTAAGCCTCTACCAAGCAATCCTAAACCGTATGCACCTTCTCCAACAACTCTAGGAGATGACGCTAACAATGAACCAGCAGCAGCAGGAACGCCACCTAAAGAGAATGCACCTAAACTTTGAGGAATAGCTGTAGCTCTTTGCAGTCCTCTAGGAGTTACTTCACCCAATGCCTGACCAGCAAGAGCAGGGAATATATCTTGACCACCTTGTTGGACTAATTGTTGAGCTAAATTAGTTCTTTGACCAAAATTAGTATTTACGTTACTACGCATTAAAGACTGTAATTTGCGAATACCAGTATCAGCAGATGCCTTATTACCAAGAGACAATGAACGCTCAATTTCTCTTATTAAGTCAGATGACTCAGAATATTGCTTCATTACATTGGCATACGTTGGTGCTTGTTTAGTTATTTCTGTCTTAATAGATTTATAAATCTCTCCAACAGCAGCTCTAGCAGTCTTTTGCTCGTATGGGATACCTTCAAGAACATCGCCAACACGTTTTTTAAGTGCATCTAAGCCTTCTGGAGTGTGATATTCAGCAGGATTTTGAGACTTCCAATCATTTACTATGTTTTTTACTTGATCTAATTCAGAAGCAGCACGCTCATTAACTATTTTGCCCTTATAAGTTGTCTTATTAGTAGCAGTATTCATTGCCTTATCAATTCCAGCAAAATCAAGAATTGATTTATCTTTTTTAATATCAACCATTCCAGAACGATACTCAGCTTGCTTGGCTTGATTTATATTAGATAGATTCTCTTTAGCAATATCCAATACGTCTGTTATTGGTGCTCTACCAGTTATGTTTTCACGGAATTGCTGAGATGTCTCTCCACCTTCTCTACCAGCCCTATAAGCCTGTCTAAGAGCCTCTGAGCCAGCACCAGTGGTCACACCTAATGCCTCACCAGCTAATTTAGCACCGCCTTTAGCAGTAGCCGTAGTAGCCTTTGCAGCCAATGAAAGAGGATCAACGAAAGAAGCAGCAACGCCAAGTTTAGGAGCTACTGTAGAACCACCAGTAAGAATAGTAGATACATCAGCCATAAATCCAGCAGGATCATTAGCTATTGTTCTTTTAGCATTTTCTACGCTTCCATAACGCTGAACATAAAATTGACCTACTTTATTAGCCGCATCAATAGACGCTTGATCTCTACCAACAGCATTAACAAGGCTTTCAGGAAGGATATTTTGCAAACCACCAGCCGCTACGTCTAAAACAGCTTTGCCAGTTTGTAGAGGGTTAGTTACTGCCTCATATATACCACTTGCCATATTAGACAATGAAGCAGGGAAGTTGCCGATAGCCTGTCTAGCAACATCGCCAGCACTCATACTTTGAGGCTGAGACATTTTTTGAATAGCAGCGACTATCTCTGCATCACTCATTGACGCAGGGAATCTAATTTGTCCTTGACCCGGTACATCAATAATTTGATCTGCCATTATTCAATCCTTCCTGTTGCTGGATTGTATGTACGAATTCTAGGTTGAGTAGATTGCTGACCACTCGGCACATCTAGCTTGTAATACTTTGAATATTTCTTGCCTATATTGTCTTTGCTCATTACTTCAAAGTTTTGCTGATGAGACTGGACTTTAAAACGAGCAACTTTATCCAATGAGTCTAGCAATGCTTGAACCTCACCCGACGTAAATGTGCTCAAGTTACCACCAGCAGCACGAGCAATCAAAGTACGCTCATTCTCAGTAATTGCGCCTTGACCTTTCATAGCCTCAGCAGCAGTCAACTCTAATGATGCCAAACCTTGCATAGCTACAGCAGTACGTTGCAGCTTTTCTTGCGTATTCTTACCACTAACACCCAATGCAGTAGCTATTTGATCTACAGCTTTAGGTGCGCCAGACAATACGCCTTCATAGACACCAGCACTAATAATAGGCTTTCGACGTTGAATTGTATTAATGGTATTAACAGCTGCTTTAGCCTGACCAAATGAGCTACGAGTATCTTCTACGACACCTTTAGCAAACTCTTTCTCCATCTCTCTGCTACCCATATCAATAACGGTAGCCTGAGCGCGACGACGAGCTAATTCAGCAGCTTGTAATGTTGGGTTTAAATCTTCCAATAACTTAGCATCAGCTTTAAGAATGTCATTTTGCTCACTAACAATCTGCTCCTGAGTCATATTTGGAGCACTTTTCTTTAGCGATTCAACACGCTTCTTTAGCGTAGGGAATACTGCATCAAGCTGAGGATTTACTTGGTTTACTAAACCTTCTTTACGAGCCAAACCACGCAGATTATTAGCTATATCTTGTGATTTCTTAGCATCGTCAAGTTTGCCAATAGCCGTATAGTATTCAGCATCAACATCAGCAGAATCAATCTTTGATTGCAACTCAGATACTCTAGGAGTAATGTTTTGCGCTTGCTGAATAGGCTGTATCTTTGCCTGTGGGATAGGCTGACCATCAGGAGTTACCGTTAAACCTTCAACTGGTACAGGATATGCAGTAGCAACTTCAGCAGGAGCTTGCGGTTTTAATCTTGATGCACGATAAGACTCTAATGCACTACGTTGAGCAACCATTTCAAGAGCTTTATCTGGATTATTCCGCAGATAAGCAATCATTGAAGGATTATCTTTAACGCTAGGATCAGTAGCAATAAGCGTTTCAATAGACTGTAATGCCTGTTGCTGTCTTAGCAAATCTTGCATAGTCTTTTGACGCTGTAATTGCTGACCAGCTACTTGCTGTTGTAGAGCAAAGTTCTGTAATCCTTGTTGAGCAACATTACCAGCAACACCGTAACCAGCACCTAAAGCATTTAAAACATTCTGAACTCCAGATCTCCTAGAGCCTTGTGACCCCATACCTTGAGCCAAAGCAGCAGCAGCACCAAGCAACCCACCAATGTTTGCTCGTTGTCCTATTTGTTGCGCTTGTTGATTACCTAAAATACCTTCATAGCCAGAAGCAACACCGCCATAGATGTTAGGCACAAGATCAGACAAACTAAAACTTGACGCATTGCCATATTTACTCTGTGCTTGATCTAATGGCATTCCAAAAATAGTATCAGCCATATTTCACCTATAGCAAAGAAATTGGTTGCGGCATAATTACCGATTGTTGCTGTGGATTTAATAGGCTCATGTAATCCATTGGCTGAACCTGACCACGTTGAACCTGCATTGCACCCGGCATTTGCATTTGTTGCTGTTGACCACCAAGCAATTGATTTACTTGGTTATATGCTCCAGCAGCTTGCCCAATATTAGAAAGTGTACCGCCCTGACCAAATATAGGCGTTTTAAATGCTTGAGTTATCCCTTGACCTAAGCCACCCAAAGTAGGCTCAAATCCAAATAATGAACCACCACCCATACCACCACCAGTAGCCAAACCAGAAGCTAATGCTGTGCTTATAGTTGGGGCAGCTAACGAAACACCAGCACTAGGAGCAAGAACAGAACCTACAACACCTGCCGAAATAGGATCACCCATTATTTACCCCCTGTCGGTGTCGCTGTTTGTGTCGTAGTGCTACCTTGAGGAGCAGTAGAGTACAAATTAGCGTATTGCTGCAATTTCATTTGTGGCAAGTTTTGCTGGAAGTTAAATCGATTCATAGCGTCTTGTAATACAGCAGCACTTTGAGCCTCTTTAGCACCACCAACGCTAAGTAACCGCTGAATATCAGCATAGTCAGCTTGCGCCATCTGAGGAGCAGCACCAACAGCAGCCATTTGGCGCGCACGTTCAGCTTCAGCCGAGTTATAAGCTAATTGACCGCCTTGTTCCGTTAACGCACGAGCAAAGATGTCCTGAGCCTGACCTGTTAGCTGACCTTGAGCAGCAGAGCCATAACGACCAGCAGAGGCAGCACCTGACTGTAATTTCTGGATGTTACGGAGATAATCTTCACCCGCTAGACGATTAGTCTGCTCTAAAGCACCCGCTAGGAATGGATTAACGCCTCGTCCTTGAATCGTAGCTAATGTTTCAGCCTGTGCAGCA